AAGCTAGGAGAGTTGTACCTGTGTATAAGAGGAAAGAGGTTTTCATTATTCAGTAGGAGGGAATGGTGGGGCTGGTGGTGGTGTGTATTCGCCTTGTGGTAGGTCAAAGAGCCACATATATGGTGTGCCTTCAAACTCTGCTTTGTCTTGCTCGGATGCAAAAAAGAACCAAACACCATTGATATCGGCAACGCAGTTGATGAATTGGTAAGGGTTGATAAACTGCCCTTGTACCTCATTGTATTGTTCGGGTGTTAGAATGTATCCTATCATTGCAATTTTTCAATTTCTATTTTTACATCAGACAAATAATTCATTTGCGGCACATTGTCGTTTAATGATGCAATATTATACATTTGTTCAACTGCAAATTGTGCCGATAAAATTGTATTGTCGCATTCCCTACAATTAAAAGTAAATTGTTGAATTAACTCATTTGCCATTTCTTGTGGTGTCTTTGTCATAGAATGCAAAATTACACATTTCTGCTTAAAGTGGTTTGAAACGCTTGTACTGCGGTGTAAAAATTGGATGCTTGGGTGTCTGTTAAGCCGTCACCGATGGATGCAAAAGCACATTGTTTGGATGAAAATGTATTTGCAGTACCATTTGAATTTCTCCCGCCAATATAAATCTCACGATTAGTTAAAGCGTCTACGACGGTTTCGCTACCTATCAATGAATTATTCCAAAATCCTTTAACTGCACCGCTTGAAATCTTTGTATTACACGCAAAACCTCTTGTGTCTGAAGGTGGTGTAGGTCCAAAATTGCCATTCAAACAAAAATTCCTCAACTCATATCTATCCATACCAGAAGCATTAGATTTAATTGCTAACATCACAATTGGAGTGCCAATCGAAGTATTAAATGCGCCCATTTCACAATTAGTAGCAACTGATTCATTTGTTCTGGAATAAAAAGATATATGATTTGAAGAAGCGCTTACAATCTCAACTGATGGTATGAAATTGGTTTGCATATACGCACTCGTTCCGTTAGGCGTTGCCCCTGTACTCGCAAAAGTCCAACCGCTTGTAAAAGTACCCGTAAACGAACTGCTCTTTAAGTTCTGCGCACACGCTGCCGCACTTGCACCAACCATTGGATAAATGGCTTTCATTAATGTCCAAAGTGAATTGGCTTTTAAGTCCAACACCAATTGGTTTGTTGCGTTCATTTCAGTCAATGACAATGTGCCACCGGCAGCCGTCACCCTATCAAAGAATGCTTGAGCGTCTGCGTCATAAGTAGGCCCAAAGCCAGCTTTTTGAAATCCGAAGAATGATGGGACTGCGAACATATTATAGTGATGTGTCTCCGCCTAAGATTGCCAATACGTTGGTGTACTTGATGATGCTCACCACTGAGTACTGCCCGTTGTTCTTGCCATGACCCTGTCTGTTGCCGATCACCAGTCCGCCCGTACCCGTAATGGTAGAAATCGCAGCGTCCAACTGAATGAGCGTTACGTTAAAGCCATTGGGAAGTGATGCGTCAAATGTGATTGTCAAAGCACCTGTCAGTGTAATTACACTTGAGTTGTATGTAGCAGCGTTGGCCGAGTTAAGCGTTAAACTTACTGAACTACTCGCTGTATTTGGCATGAAGTTCTGAAGAACTTGAGCGTTTAAATTTGTTGGGATTCTGGCCGCAGCAAGCACACCACTAGAGATGTTTGCAGCGTTGGTAGTGTCTGCGTTTGCTACGTTGCCAAGTCCAACAGCCGTCTTGTCAAGTGTTTGGAACGTCTTGTCTCCCCTGTAGTACTGTGAGGTAGTTCCTGCAGTGATCTGGTCCTGCTTTCCGTTGAACGTGCTCCAGTCAGTGCTTGTAAGAGCTCCTCTGTTGGATGCAGATGCATTGGGTACATTCAATGTAATGACAGGAGTAGTTGTGCTGTTAGCAACCGTAGAACTCAAATCTGTCCCTGTAGTGCCAAGAGTCAGAGCCGATACGTTAGTAACTGTTCCACTTCCTCCACCGCCACCACCTGTAGCGTTAATAGTTACAACTCCTGTTCCCCCTGCTGGAGAAATGGTAACGTTTGTTCCTGCTACAATCTGAGATACACCACTTGCCCCACCACCGCTATACTGTGGGATATTTAATGTACCACCAACCAATGTGGCAGCGCCACTAGTACCGGTTGTGGTCAATGTTAATGTTTGCTGTTTGCCACCAAGTTGCGTCTGGATGTTATCCGTCAACCCATTTAGATAATCAAACTCAGCATTGCTGATTAATCCCGTGCTAATTTTAGCAGCGTCAATGCCTGTAGGCAAGTCGCTAGCAGTTAAGTCAGCCCCTGCTGTAACTAGTCCTTTTGCATCGTACGTGATCTTTGTCTTGGTGGCTCCTGTAATTGCAGCGTTCTCATCTACCTTCAAATCCAATGCAGTTTGAGTTGCAGTTGAGACAGGTTTATTTGCATCTGATGTATTAGAAACGTTATCTAATGCTAATGCAACCTTCAGTTGACTTGGAGCTACTTTCTTTGTCTCTCCTACGCCTGCTGCTACACTAACATCTACAATTGGTATCATGTCATTGCTGACATCAATACCTCCAATCAGAGCTAGTTCGGTTATTTTTTGATTTGCCATGATTATACCTTAACTGTAGTTATAATTTGATCTCCTGATTGTAATAACAAGAAGTCTCCATCTTGCTTAGTCAACAAGCCAGTAGTTAAAACAACTGGTTTAGTGTTCCTTTTAAGGATACTTATGAATATACCAATCATTACTTGTACGCAATTACACTACCTGAAGAGATAGCAAAACCAGTGATTAGTCCTCCAGGGATAAATGCCCCCTGAACAAAAGTTACACCACTCATACCATTGTTAGACAACTCAGAAGCACCATTGACAAGAAATTCTGTGAATACAGTATCTTCTTGTACTACTAGTGCATTGTAGCGTACGTTTGATACAGTACCTGTTCCATATCTTACAAAGCCTCCAGCTCCTGCCATCAGACCTGTACTTGAAGCAATCTGTCTTAGACGCTTGGATTGCTCTTTAAGCAAATCATTATTTTCCATAATTATATATTTTAAAAGTTAAATTATCGTAGCAGTACCTAAGTACTCGGCTTATTAGCCCGTAGTACAAATTTAGTTTAATAAAAAATAAAGTCAAGAGATTGGGAAGATTACCTCCTCCCAGTCTCTGAATATATATCTGTTAAACTAGACTGTCTTTCTCCTGACTCTTCTCTTTGTTTCTGAAGGTCACTAACTTTATCCATAAGATTTCTTTTAGTGTCTGGATCATCTATGTAATCATATTGCCTTTCTATAGATTTAATTTGTTTGTCTATAGAGTTAATAGATCTTTTTTCTGACTTTAAATCTGCATCTAGACTACTTACGTACCACTTAGGGTTATACCTCTCATATTTTCTAAATAAGTATTCAGGATTTAAGAAGAAATTGATAGAAGCGTTTAGTCCAAATAGCTTTTGTATTCTTGCTGAGATCTCTGTATCTCCTTTAAGGGTTGGATCTGGTGGATATCTCTTTGGGTTAGAAATCTTGCCACTCTTACTACGAGGTACATACTCGTCAAAAGGACTCACATCATCAAATGGATTAACCATTTCCATAGTTAACTTAAGTGCATCTGTAGCTCCTGCAAAAGGAAGAAGAACGTTTCTATTCAAATAATATTGAGCAAAGTTCTGTCCGTCTACGTTGTTTTCAAATCGAGAGTGATAGATAGACAAAGGACTGAATACAGGGTTCAAACTGTTTAATTCGTCTTCAATCAACAACAAGTTGTAAAGGAAGAAATAAACAATGTACATATCTTCTTCGTCCTCATCATCATATCTTATGCTATTAAGAACAGCAGACACTCCCATAATCACAGCCAGTACTAACATGTCTATTGCTGCACCTTCTACCTCTGCTCTCTCTTGGGGAGTCATTAGGTTTTTAGTTGCAGGAAGAGAAAAGTTTGTTTGATAAAGAAGTTTAATTGCCTGTATAGCAGTAGTATAAAATCCCTGAAACTCTTCTCCTGATCTAGGATTAATGCTTCTAGTTGTTTTAAATCTTCTCATACCCTGATAAGCAACCCATCCCTTCATATTACCAATAATACGACCTAAGGTATATCTTGAGTACTCCCCTCTATCTAAAGCTCCGTAAGCACCTTGTATAGCTGCGTTAATAAAGTTAAGTTTTCCTCTGTAGTATTGTTCTATTTTCTCAAAACCTTCTTTATCAATAATACTTTCTTTAGGAACAAGTACTCCGTCCTTAAAGTCGTAAGCCTCAAACAATGGTACTCCATTAGGTTTATCTGTAAGAGGAATAAGAAATTTTTCAGAAAGAGCTTCAGCTACTGCACTCCTCATTTCAAATTCTCCAAATGTTCTAAAGAACGCAAGAAAGTTAAAAGGATTGTACTTACGGTATTTGCCTAGCTTAGATATAAATACTTTTCTGCCTGTTTCTGAAAGTTGATCGTCAGGCATTACGTTAAAGTAGCGCATCTTTGAGATATACTCAGAGTCCCTACCATCCTCTACTTCTGACTGAAACAAGTCTGCTATGTGTACAGAGTTTTTACCCATAGCTTTAAAGATTTCCTTACGACTTAAACCATACATTTCTGCTTGAATAAATACGTTAGCAGAACCTGCCATAAAGTTTTTTACACTTGAAGGAAGTCGGAAAGCCAAAGTAATAGGTGAGTTAGCTGCTAAAGCTGTGTCTACTACTTTCTCTACAAGTCTTCCTGCTTTATTATTAACTATAAACTTACGACTCTTACCCTGTAATTTACGTTCAAACAAGTTGCTAATCATTTTTTCAATCTTACTTCCAGGCATAGACTTATTTAATACGTCTTGAATACCGTAGATGTAAGGAACTACTGCATAAGCTTCTTTGAATCTAATAAGATCTGCTCCATACATAGCAATGCTATTGAATATGTTTAAGCTCATCTTATCTGCAGGGATAGGTCTGTTATACTTTAAGTAAAGTCTTTTATTTACCTTTTGCATAACTGTTCCAGCAGTATCTCTTTGTACCTCTTCGTCATCTTCAAAGGTTGCTTTGTCCCAGATAGATTGTGCTGTAGAAGATATCTTAGATTTAAGTGTACCTAAGTTTGTCCCTTTAAGAGATCTTTCAGTAGCATCCATTACTACACTAGGTAACTCTAATCCTTTTTTAAGATTCATAGGAGTACCACTCTGTAGTTCTAAGTAGATATCAGTTACCTTCTTTAAGATTTCTTTTTCTTTAGTATCTAGTTTGTCGTACTCCTTATTCCTATATTCTGTTTTATCTGTACGCAAGGGAACACGCTTACTGTATCTTACATTTTTAATTTCTGGTCTTACATAGATAGGATTAACTGCAATTGTATTCCATCTAAAAGAAGGAGAAGTTTCGCTAATTAAAGTCTTATCAGTAGGTTCAGTAGCAGTCCAGAAGTACAAAGGCTCATCAGTATTTGTCCAAATAGAGTTTACCGAGTCCCATACACTTACTTTCTTGTGGTTTTGTTTGTACCATTCTGTCTTTCTAAGTTCTTTCTCGGCATCAAGTTTAAGAAGTGAGTCGTCTGATTGATCTTGGTATCTTGTAGAGTCTTTTGCTATAAGACTTGTTTTAACAGCGTTTAAGCGACTTGTATATTCTTTTATGTAGTCTGGAGTATAAACCTTCTCTTGAATGTCTGAGAAGCTCGCAAACAACCCAGTAAGAGCGTCTTGATCTTCCTTAGACATCTTGTTCTCTTTCTTGTAGACTGTTTTAATATCTTCAATCTCTTCCTCCAAGCTTCTTACGATAGCAGAGATGTTAGAAGGGGTTCCGTCTTCGTTAGGAGAAGAAATCTTAGAGCCTTCATAAAAGTTATCACTATTTTTATAGCCTTTAAGTACGTCAAACAATTCTCCCCATACCACATCCATCTTACGTACACCGTCAGGGAGAGGGTATCTACCCTGAATAGCAGCAATAGAATCAGTTATTTGCTTTCTATTTTTGTAGAATTCTGGACTAATCTTCCTAACACAGTTGTTAGCTTTCCAAAGTTCAAACTGTTTTCTATAATACTCTGCAGTTTGTTTTTTATAATCTAGAGTTTCTGGATCTGCCTTTTCAGACAAAGACTGCTCGTAGTCTGATTTAGTGATATTGTAAGTGTAGAGTTGGGCAGCAGTCCTACTCTTCTTCCACTCTCTTATATTAGCTGCGATTCTTAAACCTTCTTCGTCTTTTAAGTTTTTGTTTTTATCGTAATCAGACTCCAAACGATCCAAGTCTTCTTTAAGATCTTCTAGTTTATCTAACTGTTCTTCAGAGTTCTCTTCATTCAAACTACCTACTTGAATCTTATCCATCTCTTGAAGTATTAAGTCTCTAGCTTCTCTTGCTTCTGAGCTTAACATATTCTGGATTTGGTAATAAACTTCTTGGTAAGGCTGTTCTTCGTACTGTTGTTTAAAGTTTCTTATCTGCGCTTCCTTAGCCTTAATAAGATCTTTTACCTGAGAGTCTTGTACTTTAGTTTGTTTGAGATCTCTTAATTCTTGTTTTAGTTTAATCAAGTCGTTGTTGTAGCGAACCTCATCCATCTCACTAAGTAGGACTAGAGTGTCTCTCTTAGAAATCTTACCACTCTTCATTTCAACTACTTCAGTCTTTTTAAGAAATCTTCCAAAGACATTCTCAAAATCAAAAGAAGTGTTTACTCCTACACCCTTACTCTTCAAGTGGTTTTGTAGTTCATCAGCTAATCTCTTAAGTTTAACCTCCATAGACTGTGCCTTAACATTAGCAGAGTCAAATTGGTTAGCAATCATACCACCTACTGTACCAGTAATTACGTTTCCTGAGAGACCTGCTGACTCTAAGAATAAAGAGAAGTTACCTATGTCTTTAATCTGTCCCTTAAGAGCAGTAATGATATTAGACTTTGTAGCAAGACTCTGTAATCGAGCTTCTTCGTTCTTAATCCTGTCTTCAGTAAGTTTTATAAGTTTAGCGTTACCCAAACTTTGTGCACTCGCTAAGCTAACTTTAAATCTCTCAATGTTTTCTAGAATACGTTTCTGAGCATCTTTAGTTTGTGGAGCAAACTCATCTGCTAATTTAATAGCCAAGGCTTCAGTTGCATTATTCAAATAAGCCTCCTTCAGGGAGTCTGCAGTACTTTTTATATTAAGAAGTTGAGTTCCTAAAATAGTGTCTATACCTATGTTACCCATTACTTCTCTGTACTTCTCTACAAAGTTTATGTATTGCTCTCCTAGTTCCTTAGCATGATAAGCCTGTCTAAATACTTGGTCAGCTGTTATGTTAGGATCTGCAGCTAACTTATCTAGAGAGTTACGTATACTTCTTAGATACTTAGCAGTTTCGTGGAAGAATGTAACCATAGATTTAAAAGACTCTTTTGCTTCAGCAGGAGATATCTCTACGAAAGTATCTTTTGTTCTTAGTACACTGTTTACGTTTACTCCTAGGAACTCTGCTTGATCTATAATTTTAGACCAGTTAAGCAAATTATCTTCTGCTAGTAATCTATCTAGGTTAGCTGAGAATTCAGATAAAAGTTCAGAGTTATTCTCAGTAAACTTATCTATCTCAAGCATTTGATTGAAGCTTAGAGGAGACTCAAACTTCGAAGTGCTGGTATAAGTAAGAGACGTATTGATTTCTTGGGCGTATAGAATATCGTTAAAGATATCTTCTAGTATTTGCTCTATGTTCTCTATACTGTTTACGTTACTATTTAATAGAAGTTTGCCTGTAAAGAATTTCCAGATAGCATCAATTGTTTTTAAAAACCAATTACTGTCGTTAGATTCTAGTAAGTCCCTAAACTCGGGATTAGTGAAGAACTCAGACACGAACTCGTGTAAATCTTGTAGACCGTAATATTCATTTGTAAACTTTTCGCTAGAATATTTCTGTCTATAATAGGCTAATACTGGCTTTAAGGCATTGACTAGTTTCTTGTCTATCTCGCTAATAGGATTGTCGATAGCAGAAGAGAGTACAGAGTGTAGTACTTCGTGTAGGATGAGTCTCCTAGCACTAGCCATATCCCCATTCTTAAGTCCAAATACGTTTAATTTTATATTATTAAACTCTCTATTGTATTGTCCTGCGGGAATCTTTTCTACTTGAAGAATGTCTGAGCCTGTAAAGAAGTCAAAAGTAATAGTCGGAACTAAGTCCATCATAGGAAGTAGTTTCTTAATCAAGTACTTTTCATGTGCAGGTGTCTGAGGATCATTTAGCATTTTAGCCATTGTATCATAGATATCAGGCTCTGAGAAATCTATATAAGGTTTTAAGAAATCAAGTCTTGTTTCTTTTCCAATAGATACGTTCTTGCTGAATATCTCTGTCTCAATGAAGCTAAATAAATACTCACGGTTAAGTGGGGTAGCAGGAACAGGATATACTTTATACATCCTTTGGAGTAATGGTGCTTCAGGATTAACTATTTCTATTTTAAGAGAAGCTTCTCCTCCTTTCTTAACATAGTTTCCTAACTCCATTAACAGTTTTAAGTTAATAGGAGCGTCTACTCTTACCTGTACATCCTCAAACAAGTCTTGAGCAGCTCTCATATAACTAACCTGTGAAGGTTTAAGTACAGAGTCTAGTCCTAAATTAGCTACAAGATTGTCTGAATCTATTTCTATAAAGTTTCCAAAGCGTGCTTCAGGTCTGTTAATAGGTTTAGGCCAGGCATTGTACCCATCCTTCTTAGAATAGGTACTGCCTCTTTTGACTAAGTTTATCGACTCTTCAGTGCTATACCCCATCTGAGAAAGAGTGTAGGCGAGTACTGAAGTTTGATTCATCCCAGTTACGGGATTAGGATATTTTATTACACAACCGTTTGGCATCTTTGTTTACTTTTTTTATTTTAATTAATACAAATATAAGTGTATTATCAATCTACGATACACTTAGTCACTTCAAAATCAAATCCTTCTAGGTTATTGTCTCTTAACTCAGCCCTTACTTCCATCAGGATTCTAGGAAATTCTTTAGCCCACTTACTTTTATCTTGTGTGTGAGTAAGGGTGGCATTACCTGTGGCAATAAGTTTAGCAAGAGCATCTGGATTTTGTTCAAAAGACTTTTTAATTAAATCTTTCATTACTACAGAAGAGTTTGAATCCCATGCTTCTGTATCCAATCCTTTAATTTTTTGACCTAATGCTTTTGCTTGTGCTCCAGATGATTTTTGAAACTGTGGTAACAAATCATAATTTTTTAGATCGGCACTATACAAAATCTTAGTAGCCTGGAATGCCCCCTCTACCGTATTAAAAGTTAACGTTTCCGAGTCCATACCTAGTGGTGAAAGATCCCAAGTTTCAGAAAAAGGCCTTACTGCAAAATTACTTAACTCAGCATTCTCTCCTTTACCTCCTGCATAGATGTTTATCTTATTACTTGCAGGACTAACATTAGTAGATACAGAAGTTGCAGGAGTTTTAGCAGGAACAGTTTTGCCTTTAGCTATTAGTCTCCTAGTTATTAATTGTTCTTCGTCTAGTTCATCCATAGAAGGAACATCATTGTCAGACTGCTGAGCATAAAGTTTTGCCTCGTCCAAGTCATCTTGGTTTGTTACTCTTGAGTTTTTCTTCTCAGTAGTAACAGCCTTTGCTTCCTCTTCTTTGAAGTTAGGAAAGGCTTTCATATAAGCAGTAGGAATGAAATCGTTATCCTTAGAAGGCCAATAAAGATTAGCATGCATAGAGGTAGTACTTTCAAGC